GGCAGATCGGGCTTCGCGCCCTACTCACCCTAACCACTCATCCGTCAAGAAAGCCAAGCCATCGACATAAAGGTCTTCTTCGCCGAACAACACTTGTGCGGTGGCGATATAATAATCGCCAGCTGTCAAACCGCACAAACCGTGCAAGAATCCCGTAAAATCGTCCAGGGACCCGTGTGCACTCGGGTGTTTAATGGCATCTAAGAACCCATCCTCGCCCAGCCGACGATAAACCTGTCGCACAACCCAACCCAGCCCTGAGTCATCTAAAGCGCCCCCATAACTAACGAACTTGCCATAATACAAGCGAGAAATGGGGGCAAAATGCCTAAATTCATAAGCATAACTCAAGGCTTTACCGGCTAGGTAAGCATCAGGTGCTGGACATGGTGCCTTGGGGTTGACATTGAACCTGGCAATGGCCTTGCCAAGAAACGGGACCATAACCGGTCCCGACGGCAACCTGACAAAATACTTCGACAGGAAAGGACATCCCTCCAGGGTTCTACGTGTAGATACCTTAACGACCATGCGAGCCAAACGACTAACATGCTCATAAGCTCTACGATAAAACCGCTGGGACCTCGAAGTTTTGTCAAGGCGCAATATGTTGTCATCCCCAAGGATGCAGGCAGTGCCATAACGATCGACGAACAAGCAAAACGCCTCCATGATCGTAGCATTCCACATTGAATTACGGAAGGTAGTGGATTGAGCACCCGTGGGCAACTGATTCTCAATGTGCATACGCACCTTGAACAACCTGTTGCGCACGTTAAACTTGGATGCAACCAGCATGAGGCCCGTAAGCCACACCGGAGCACCCAAGCGCCTCAACCAAGCTACCTCCAGCATATGCACGTCTTTAACTTGACTAGAGTCATTCGCAGTGAAGTCCGTAGAAATAAACAAGGAGTTGTCTGCATGACGATCCATGTGTTGACAAATCTCCTCGGTGGTCTTTGCATAAGCACCCATGACATGAGTACCGGAATCAGAAGCCGCATGCATCAAAGCAAACATGCGCTTAGTGCATGCCTGCATGATGGGACCCAGCAACGCATTGTGCAAATCGCTGCTTTGGTAAATAATACGCGGCGCCCAATTGGTATCATGGCGCTTCAAGAGTGCTTCCATTTTGACAAAAACCTGTTTATCCGAGAAGTCACGGGTCGTTATGTCTGAAATGAGGCGAGCCGCCTCATTTTGCCTTGCTTGTTTCTCAGGACTAAACTGAGAATTCCACTCCCGGAAACGGTCCATAGTCCAATCGAGCGGATCCTGTGCGGACGGAGCTATACGGTGCAACAAGTGCATCGAAGCGTCCACAATGCTCTTGTGTGCCCTATCGGTTGTCCGATAATTACAACGCTTGTCGAGTGCAGCCAACAAAGTAGCCAAACTACGATTGGGAACAACAGGAACATGTTCCTCAATGACAGGCCCGTAAATATCGACGGGAGGGCAAGTATTGACAGCAAGAGCATTTGACACAGGCAAGCCCAATTTATATGGAACGACCGGAACGGTCAAGCGACGTGAAGGAATGCATTTGGCCCGGCGTAAATGATAGAACGCCGAGGGTCCAAGGGTGGCAGGGCTTTGTGCGGCCCGTGTCGCGTGAAGTGGAAGTATAGTGAAGGGCGGGGTAAAGGACACCCCTAAGTCAAGTGAAGTAAAAGTATG